TACCTAATACTGTTGTTGCTGCTAATGTTGCGAATGAAGCGTCATCACCTTCAACGTTTGCATTAGTAGCTGCTGCTGATAATGCGTCCGTTTGCCATTGGTGATACGTCTGAGCAGCCGACATCCTCTTTGCCATTGAAAGCAAAGGTGTGTCTTCTGGAGAAATATCAAAGATGATATCTTCAAATGATTCTGCTATACCTTTACCGGTATAACTATTGGTTGCTGATACTGCCATGATTATGGTTTCCTTTTAAATTAAAGCATGTTTTCTATAAGTTTTGTAGCTGCGTCTGATTTACCTGTCTTACGTAATTGCTCACGTAGGTTACGGTGGTTAGAGTTAGCTTCGTTTTTACTGTCCTTTGCTCCAGGTTTCACGACTGGTTTTGCATTGGAAATCTTATTCTTTACCGTTGAGTTCTTTTGTAATTTGCGCCATTGCATAGCGTCATGCAATACCTTTACGTGACGAGGGTCAACAATTGAATTGAGTTCTGCGTCAGAAAAACCATAATCCTTGCCAGTAGATAACAATGCTTGGTTAGTCTCAGGACTCCAATTTGGTATCTCTTTTGCTAGAATTTCTTTTCCCTTAGCTATCTTCTCAGATAACAATTGCGTTTGCTTATGAGCGACTTCCTGCTTTTTGGCTTCAAACTGTGAAACAAGTTGGTTACGGTCTTGCTGTAACTGGTTGTAGGTAAAAAATAACTTTTGTGCTTCTACAAAATCATTATCAGAAAGTTGTTGCCAGTTTACATTTTGGTAAGCAGCTAACTTTTGGTCTAATGATGTAATTTGTGCGACTTCATTAATCAACACATTTTGTAGCTCAACTTCTTGTCTGAAGATAGCTTCTTGGGCTTGTATGCCTTTAGCATAGTCTTCTAACTCTTTACGTTGTTCTGCTACTTGCTGTGTCTTTTGTGTGTAGTCTAAGCCTTGTTGTGCTAATGCTACGACTTCGTCTAGTGGCTTTTCAACTTCTTCGCCATTGACTTTTAGCTTTAGAATGGCAGGAACTTCATCTTCCGACTGTTCCTCATCTGTAGCTTCATCATCTGATGATTCTTCTGTAGCTTCTTCTTCATTTTCAGAAGGTTCTGCTTCAGCCTCTAGTGGTGTTTGTTCTTCTTCGTCTTGAGGTTCAGGTGGTTTAACATCTGATTCAACACTATCACCTAGCATAGCCTCTAATCGGCTGTGTGGTGACTGTTCTGCGACTTGGTCACTCATAGTTTATTTCCTTAAAATTAGACAATAAAAAAGGACTCGTGAGAGTCCCTTAAGTAGGCTTGTCCTTACCTAAATTCTTTGCCTGTCAAAACGGTTTTCATTCAAAATACTGACAAATGCTTTATGAATGAAACGCTATTAAAATGTTATTGACTTAATAAACCTCTTAAAAACAATAATGGTTTAAGTGCTTCTTGTTGTTCCATAGTAGGAATACCACCTGTTTTATCTCCAGATAATATTCTTGCTAATATGGTAGAACGTTGTATATTTGGGTCAGCTTGTGCATATCCACCTAATCCTGCTAGGTTTGATTGTTGTTCATTAGTTAAACTAACATTTGGAGTGCCATACTGGTTCATGTATAACCTTGCAGCTTCATTTACTTGAACAGCTTTTAATTGCTCTGGACTTAATTGACTATATGGATTTAAAATAACTTTGTTGTCATCAAAAGAAGCCATACCAGCTACATTTGGATTTATTTTGAAGTATTCATCTTCACTTGCATATAGTGGTCTAGTTTGACCAAATTCTAATAATCCATTCATATATTATCCAAATACTTTAAATCTTGGTTTATCCGTTTGGATAGTGGCTAACTTACCTGTTTGCATAACGTCAGTAAGTTGTTTGTTAATTTGGTTTAGTAGCTGTAATGCGATTACTAATCTGTTATGGGTCTTTTCATCACCCAATGGGCTTGCAGTCATGCTAGATACAATGTTTTCACGTACCTTAGCAATAGCGTCTATATAGACAGGGTTCTCTAATATCTGTGCTGCTTGTTCGCCTAACTTAATCTCTTCTAATTGTTTAGCCATATATATCCTTATAGTGCCATGAGTAACATTGCTATATCTTCTTCATCTTGGTCTTCAATTCTACGTCTTAAAGATTCTATGTAGAAGTCCTGTTGTATGATTGTTTCATACATAGTGACTATTTTAGCATAGTTATGTGACTCTAATAACTTATTAACTGATGTAGTCTTACCATACTTTTCTGCTACATCTTTAATCTGTGATATGTCTAACTTCTCTAATGGTTCTGCAATAGGAAGTGTTATTCGTTTGCGTTTCTTAACAGACTTAGATAACTGTTGCTGTGCTGCAGTCCATACTTGAGCTTGTTCAGCATTAGCGAATACGAGTATCTCGCCTTTACGTTCTATAAAGAAACGTCTTTGTTTTGCCTTTGTTACTGGCTTTTTCTTTTTACGCTTACCTGGTATTCCACCTTCAATTGCTTCTAAAACATTCTCAAGTATTTGAAACGCATTGCTTTGGAAAGCGTTACTTTGAAAAGCAGATGAATACATTAAGCGTCTACTGCACCTTCAAACTCAGGCTTTTGTTTGATGATAGCGTATAGTGCTGCTCTATCTGCACCTGCTACATATTCATCACCTGCGATTTGAACTTTACCTGCTGATAAAGGTTGTTTACCTGCATCACGAGCTTCTTTAGAAGCATAGCCATAGAATGTTACTTCTGTGCCTTTACCTTTAAAGTCCTCTTGTACTGCTCCGATATTCCAATACTCTGCTGGAATACCAAAGTCTGTATCTACTGATTTTAATAATGCCATGTTATTTCCTTGTTAAAGTTAAGTTGATACTAGCACTTTGTAAGTAGTGCCATCTGCTGCTTTTATATTTATATACCCTGTAGCTGTTAATGCACCTGCTACATAAGTTCCAAATCTTACTAATCCTGTTCCTTTAGGTGTTAGTGCTAGGTCTATGTTAGTGTCTGAACCATTTACACTAAATGCTGGTGCTGACCCTGCTACATTGCCTGTAACTGAACAATAATTTGCTATTGTTCCTCCTGTATGTAATATTCTAAACTGCTCTGCTGAACCTGCACTAGAATAAAAACGAATATTTTGTCCACCTTTAGCTTGGAATAATAATGCAACTGTAGAATCAGACCCTTGTGCAGAAATTACAGGTGGATTTAAAGTAGCCGCACCCGTCACCTGCACATAATTAACTGCTGATGCTGTGTGGGATACTCGGAATTGTTCTTGACCAAAGCTATTGCTATAAAATTGGATATTTCCTGTGCCTTTAGAGCTTTCATATAAATTAGCATTTGTTGTAGAACCGCCTACAGTTAAATATGCTCCAGCCACAGAAGCACCACCTCTAACTTCTACATAGTCTGTAAGAGTTGAGAAATTTGCATTATTTAATCTTAATGCTTCTCCTGCTGAATTATTAAATGATAATGTTGATGCAATACTTTTTACAATTGGCGTAGAACCAACACTTGCATAAGCCGCCGCACCACTACCACCACCACCACTAAAGGTGACTGTAGGTTGTTCTATGTATCCTGAACCTGCGTTAGATATGGTGAAAGATGAGCCAATAGCCCATGTTAAGTTTGTAAGGGTTAATCCTGTTCCTGCACCGCCTGTTGTTGATACAGGTGCAGTAGGCAATACAGTATATGGTGCAAAGTTTAATGCTGTTACTGCTGTTACTACACCACTTGATACTGCTGATACTGTAAATGTTGCCGCAACTGTAACAGGAGTTCCACCTGAAATTGTAATCACATTACCAACTGCGTAACCTGTGCCACCTGCACTTATAGATGCACCGATAGATTGCATATTAGTTAAAGATGCTACTGCTTGAACACCGCCTGCTGTGGTTGGTGCTGTTATAGCAACACTTGGGAATGAAGTATATCCTGTTCCATTACCTGTCCTAGTAATAGCTGTTACTGTTCCACCATTACTTATATTTACACCACTACTACCTGCGGCTAGGTCTATAGCACCTGTGCCTTTAGGTTGGAAAGCCATAGAGATGTTGGTGTCTGTGCCTTCAGATGATAAAGAAGGTGCGTTGGTAGCAATTGTTCCTGTTACTGCAAGATTGTTTACTGCTGTATTTGTTCCAACAATTCTAAATTGTAAGTTTGCGGCATTATTACTTAAAAATCTAATAGCATTTGTGCCTTTAGAAGTAATTGATAAAGCAACTGCGGCATCTGAACCTTGTGCTGATATTACAGGGCTATTACTTGTAGCACCACCTGTTGCTTGAACATAGTTTACAGCAGAGGTGGTATGGGAAACTACAAATTGTACGTTACCATCTGAAGCGGCAGCAGTTCCTGCACCTGTATGAAATTGAATAGGGTTATTATTTGTTGTAAGTCTTAACTGTGGTTGTGAATGTATCCTATTTCTGCCAAGACCTGTAGTCTGTCCAATAAGATACAATGGATTAACTGTTCCGCCACCGTCAGTAAATGTTAGATTAGTTGAGCCATTTGTAAAACTTGTTACACCATTAGAAGATAAGCCTGTAAATACACCTGTAGTAGCTGTAGTAGCACCTATAGTGGTGTTGTTTATAGTACCACCTGTGATAGCTACAGCAGTTGCATCTTGCTCTGCCATTGTGCCAAGACCTGTTAGCGTATGGTCATTGTTCCAATCGCTAGGTAATACAATATCAGCTAACGTTGTGCCTGGTGCAAAGTTACCTAACTCTATTTGCTCGTCTAACTGAGCTTGTGTCCAGTCAGAGATAGCATTTGTTTTACTATGCTTGACGGTTACTGTCATACAACACCTTGTGCTTTACCATCTGGACCACGAACGATTTGTTTAGGTCTGTTTAAAGTTTCTACCATTTGTTGATGGTTTTGTGTTTGTTGTTCTACTAACTTAGCCATATTAGCGTTTATAGCCTCTACAAGACCTGCTAACGCATTATTAGGTTGCTCTTGACCATATTCATCAAACTCTGTGAATGTGTCAAGATTAGCACCTTTTATACCCATAGCTGTAGTCTTAATATCTTTGTTAGCTTGTAGTTCAGCTATCATAAGTTTAGTATCGTTTTCTAGTTTAGTCTTCCACTCATCAAATGCTAGTTGACGTTGCTTCATTTCATAGTCAGCAGCATCTTTACGTTGACGTTCTTCTAGTTCAGCAGCCTTACGAGCATTTTCGCCTTGGACTTTCATAGCATCAATTTCTTTTTGAGCTTGAATAGCTTGTTCTTCTATAGAAGGACCTTGTGGCTGTGGTGGTGGACTGTTAGCTGGATTAACCCAGAACTCTTCAGGATTCTTAAAGCCTGCGTTCTGTGTAAGTTTAGCCAACGCATTGTATATCTTCTCTGGATTAGTAATACCAATTTGGATAGCTTCTTTTTGCATTTGTAAGATAGACATAAGATGTGTAAGTTGTTGGTCTTTATTACCAGCACCTAAGCCTACAGAGATAGATAAGTCTTTACGAGCTTTCCATTCTCTTGGGTCTACTTCTACCCACTTGTTACGCATACGAACAATGTCAGGTTTAGTAAGTGTTGTTCTTACCAAGTGATGCACAAGCGTGAATAGTTCTTTTACACCTGTCTCTGCGAATGTTCTAGCGACTAGCTCAATACGTTGTTGAGCAGCGTTCATAATCTGTGCTACACCGGTAGCAGTCTTGTTAAGGCTATTAGAATCTAAGCCTTGATTGTAAGCTGTGATACCTGTTCTCTTCTCTTTCATAGAGTCCATGTATTCAACCATACCGAATGATGATGCTGGTAGTGGTGGATGTGATAAAGGCATAATGCCTGAACCTGGGTCACCTTCTACACGAACAATACCACCTGGTCTTGACGTTAGCATATCGTCTAGGTTTACTCTATCTGAGATAGCATAACGACCATTGTTAGCTAGATACATGTTATCTAACTGACCACGAATAAGCGTAGACTTAATTAACTGAATGTCCATAGTCAAGTCAGCATAAGAACGACCGATATGTCTATGTGGCATTATCATAGGTGTGATACATGCGAAAGGTACATACTCGCATTTCTCTTTGTATAGGATTGTATTACCTAATACAACTACTCTATATCTTTCACCATCTAACTTAATG